GTCTGGGTCTAATGCATTTCTTAGGAAATATAACAATGACTGCAACAGCAGCTATGAGAAGTTTAGTAGATGCAGGACAGTTTGCAAACTTACCAGGTGGTTTTAAGGCAAAAGGAGTTCGTATGGTTGGTGACAATGAGCCTATTGCACCTGGTGAGTTTAAGGAAATAGAAGCATTAGGTGCTGATTTATCTAAAGCTATTGTACCATTACCATATAAAGAACCATCAGGAACTTTATTTCAAATGCTAGGATTTATGACTACAGCAGGTCAAAAGTTTGCTGATAGTACAGAACAGGTAATTGCAGATGGTGCTAATTATGGACCAGTTGGAACTACAATGGCATTATTAGAAGCATCAAGTAAATTTTTTACAGCTATACATAAACGATTACATAAATCACAAAAAGATGAATTTAGAATTTTAGCACAAATAAATTTAGATTATTTACCAGAAGAATATCCTTATGATGTTCCTATGGCAGAAAGAAATATATTTAAAAAAGACTTTGATGGTAGAGTAGATATTGTTCCTGTAAGTGATCCTAATATACCAAGTAATGCACATAGATTAATGTTAGCACAAATGGCATTACAAATGGCACAGCAATCACCACCAGGAATGTTTAATTTAGAAGTATTAAATAGAACAATATTAAATGCAGCTAATGTTCCTAATGTAGATGAAATATTACCACCTAAAGTACAACCTAAACAATTAGATCCTGTATCAGATATTATGGCAGCATCTAAAGGAATGCCTATTGCAGCATTTGCAGGACAAGATCATGATGCACATATACAAGTTAAGATGGCATATTTAAATGATCCACAAAATGGAGCTAATCCTATAATGGCAAAACTACAACCTATTTTAGCTGCTAATATACAAGAACATTCTGTAATGAAATATCAAGAACAGATTAATGGTATGACACAACAAAAACTACAACAAAATGTTTCACCACAAGATGCACAGAATCCTGCAGTAGTACAAGGTGCTATGGCAGTAGCTGATAGTCAACAAACAAAACAATTTAAAGAACAAAAAGCACAAGCAGATAGATTAAGTAAACAACAAATAAAAGCATTAGAAGCTTTAGTTAATATGTCTCTTGAAACTAATAGAATTGAAAGTCAAGAGAAAATAAAGTCTGCTGAACTATTAACAAAATTAAGTCAATAAAATATGAGTAGTCCTTTTGAAGAAGCTATTAAAGCTTTTGGTGACGAAATTCAAAATTTAAAAAATATTCTTGGTGATGGTGGTCCAGAATCTTATGACCAATATAAACAAATTGTTGGTACAATTAGAGGTATTGAATGGTCACGTCAGCAATTAGTAACTATTATTAAAAATATAAATCAAGAAGAGGAGTAATATGCAAACTGTACCTATGGGTCGTTCCATAAAAAATGATATGTGGATTACAAAAGAAGAAGTTCCTAATCCAGATGTTTTACCAGAACTACCAGGTTATCATATTTTAGTGAGACCTGTTAGTATTAAATCAGAAACTAAAGGTGGAATTATTTTACCAGATTCTACTAAAGAAGATATGGCTTATCTTACAACTGTTGGTCAAGTAGTAGCAGTAGGTGACTTAGCTTATCATGATATGGAAAAGTTTCAAAAAGGAGCTTGGTGTGGAGTAGATGATTATGTCTGCTATGGTAAACATGCAGGTCAAAAAATAAAATATAAAGGTATACGATATATTTTATTATATGATGATCAAATTATTATGAAGGTAGAAAGTCCTAAAGATTTAGATCCTACCTTTAATTTATCTATAAATAGTGAATAATTTATTTGCGTAGATAATAATCCTATTGTATAATTAATTTAAAACGTAAATCGTTTGTTTCGTAAGCAACGGAGGTAATATGAAAGATGACGAAAAATGGGAGAAAGTAGAAACTCCTAAACAAGAAGAAGAAGAAAAAGTAGAAATAGAAATGGAAGAAACAATAGATGAAGATGATGGTTCTCCATCTAATGTTGAACCAGAAATGACAGAAGATAAAAAAACTGAGGAACCTAAAGAGTTAGAAGGTATAGAAACTAAAGGTGCTCAAAAAAGAATAAGACAACTAATTAAACAAAGAAAAGATAAAGAAGACCAGATAGCTCAACTTATACAACAAAACGAACAGTTACAAAGTTTAGTTAAAAAAAGAGAAACTGAGTTTTCTACTGTAAGTAAAAAGAATTTAGAAGTAACAGAAAAACAATTAACAGATAAATTAAATATGGCTCGTGTAGCATATAAAAATGCATATGAAGCTGGAGACCAAGATAAGCTTTTACAAGCACAAGAAATGTTAAATGAAGCTCAGGTCGATTTAAAAAATGTAAATGTTACAAAAGAAAAGTTTAAACAGGCACCACAACAACCTGTTCAACAACAACAATATCAACAACCTATTGCTCAACAAGCACCAGATCCAAGAGCTCAAGAATGGGCACAACAAAATACTTGGTTTGGAAAAGATAATGTAATGACTGCAGCAGCATTAGCTATAGATGCAGAATTAAAGCAAGAGGGATATTCAACTGATGATATAGAGTTTTATCAAGAAGTTGACAAAAGAATTCGAGAGTCATTTCCTACTAAATTTCAAGAAGGAAATACTCAGGATGTTCGCCAGCAGGATACGTCAAAACCTGCTCAAGTGGTCGCAGGAGCTTCACGTTCTACTCCTAATCCACGTAAAGTTAGATTATCAAAGAATGATGTTAATCTAGCTAATAAATGGAATATACCACTTGAACAGTATGCTCAAGAGAAGATGAAGGCAACAAAATCTGAAGGAGAATACACAACTATAAACACTAGACGTGGAGGTTAATATGACACGAGTAAATACACGTAGTTCTAATTTAAGAGAAAATACTACTAAACAAGAAACTGAATATACTTTTGAAGAACCAAATTTATTGAAAATACCAGAAGCAGTACAAGATCGTTTCGCTAACGAAGGTATAACATTAGGTTGGTTACGAATTACCTTAAAAGGAAAAGATGACGTAGGTCACATAGGTAAAAAAATGGCAGAAGGATGGCAGTTTGTTGCAAAGGAGGAAGTACCTGAAATGGAACAAACATCTGTCGTGAGAGATGAAGGTAGATACGCTGGAGCAGTCTGTCGTGGAGATGTTGCGTTAGGTAAAATACCTACTGGTCGTATCGAAGCAAAAAGAAAGTATTACGAGGACAAAACTGATTCATTAATGAAGGCAGTAGATAGTCAATTAATGAGAGGTAATAATTCTCGTATGCCTATTTCAAACACAAGTAGATCAGAAACAGTAAGAGGAAGAACACCTAAGTTTCAAAGTTAGTCCTCTTTATTTTTTTTAATTTAGAAAGGAGACAACAATGGCAAGCGTTAATGCCCCTAAAGGTTTATTATTAGCTAAAAAAGTTGGCTCTGGAACTAACTCTACTGGTATAAATACTGTGCAAGTTACTGATTACACAGTAGCTTCAGCTTTATTACCAAGCAATTTATTTACTGGTGATCCAATAAGAATTGACCCTGCAGGAACAGTAGTACCAACTTCTGTTACAGCAAACAAAAAAATTGGTGGTGTATTTCAAGGCATCAGTTATAAAAATGCTGATGGTGAGCAAAAGTTTAGCAGATATTTTACTGGTGGAACTACAGCAACAGATGTAAAAGTCTTTATTGCTGATGATCCAGATCAAACTTTTTTTATTCAAGCAGATGCAACTGTAACTGCTTCAACATATTCAGGATATAATTCCATGAACGCAGCAATGTTAGCTGGTTCAGGTGGTTCTACAATAACTGGAAATAGTAGTTATGTATTAGATGCTAGTTCACTAGCTATTACACAACAACAATTAAGAGTTATTAGAAGAGCACCATGGGATACAGGTGAGTCTGCAACAGGCAAGACTGATCAATATCCTTGGTATGAAGTACGTATCAATATGCATTTTGATAACTTTATAACAACAACCATTTCAGTATCATAGAAAGGAGAATAGAATATGGCTATAAATAGAGCAAGTATTGCTAAAGAACTCCTTCCAGGACTAAATGCAGTCTTTGGTACGGAGTATGGTGAGGTAAATGACGAACATGCACCTCTTTATGAAATAGAAAACTCAGACAGAGCTTTTGAAGAAGAAGTTCTATTTACTGGGTTTGGTACTGCACCAGTTAAGAATGAAGGTGCTGCAGTAGTTTTTGATGACGCACAAGAAAGTTATGTAGCTCGTTACGACAACGAAACAGTTGCATTAGCTTTTGCTGTGACTGAAGAAGCTATGGAAGATAATCTATATGATACTTTTGCTAAGTTAAGAGCAAAAGGATTAGCTAGAGCTATGGCAAATACAAAGCAGGTAAAAGCTGCTGCGTTATTTAATAATGGCTTTAGTACTGCAGCTGCTAATACGATTGGTGATGGTGTAGCATTTTTTAGTAACAGTCACCCAACAGTTCAAGATGGAAACCAAGATAACTTGTTAGCAACAGCTGCATTATCTGAAGCTTCTATTGAAACTGCTGTGATTGATATTCAAAAATTAAAAGATGATAGAGGAATTTTAATTGGTGCACAAGCTGTATCATTACATATTCCTGTAGATCTATCTTTTACAGCAACTCAAATCTTACAAAGTGAGTATTCAACAGCTACTGCTGTTAATGGTGGTAATGGAATTACTAACGTAAATGACATTAATGCTATTAGAAGTATGGGTGTTATACCTGGTGGATCTTTTGTAAACAGAAGATTTACAAGTACAACTGCTTACTTCTTTAAAACTGATGTTCCTAATGGTGCAAAGATGTTCAATAGAACACCTTTACAAACTAAGATGGAACCAGATTTTGATACTGGCAACTTAAGATTTAAAGCTAGAGAAAGATATTCTTTTGGAGTATCTGACTGGAGAAGTTACTTCGGCAACGAAGGTGCTTAATCTGTAAACTTTAGGGAGGGTCTTATGGCTCTCCCTAATATTAAGGAGACAAGAATGGAAGCTCAAAAGATATTTGCTAGAACAATCTCTGGCATATTAAAATATCCTAAACAAGATACAAATGGAAAACCTACAGGACAAGGTTTTGGTAAAGCAAGAAAAGGTCCTGCAGTACAAGGTAAGCAAGAACCTGTAGTTAAGGAGTCAAGTAACAATGTCTAAAAATATAACAGCAGTAAATAAATCAGGTGGAGATGGAGTAATTATTGCAACAGATGGTATTACAAGAATAGTAGCTATTCATGCATTTTCTTCTGCAGCAGGTACAGTTGCTATAGCTGATACTTCAGGAGATAAAATAAAATTTCAACTTCCAGCTGGTGGAACAGCAGATATTTATATAGGTGATATGGGTGTTAGATGTAGTGGATCAGTAAGTGTATCTACTCCAGATGCAGGTAGTGTTACTTTATTTGTAGGATAATATAGTGCCTAATTATGCTTTCCTAAAAACTGATATAATAAATACAAGTGAGAATGATTCTTCAGAGTTTGAAGAACATATTCCTTACTTTATTGAAAAAGCTGAAATACGTTTAACAAAAGATTTAGATGATGTAGGGCTAACTGAGTTTAGCTCTTTTTCTTTTACAGCATCTAATCCTGTTGTTAGTTTACCAGCTGATACTAGAATAGTACAAAGTGTAAATTATAAAACAAGTGCTTCTTCTAATATAACTACTCTTCTACAAAGACCCTATGAGTATGCTATAGATTACTTTCCTTATGCAAGTACATCTACAGGTACTCCTAGATATTACGCAAGAAAAAATCAAACATCTTTATATATAGTACCTACTCCTGCATCTGCATTATCAGGAGAAATAGCATATGTGCGTAGACCAATAGGTTTAGCTAGTGCTACAGGTACAAGTGTAACTACATCTAATTATTTTAGTGAGTTTTGTTATGATGCATTATTTTATGCATGTATGATGGAAGCAAATAGATTTATGAAAAATCCTAATGGTGTACAATTATACCAAGGTGATTATGTAAATGCTATA